AACCTCGAGAGAACAGGGATCAAGATCGACCCGCAGTCTTTAGCAGAGATTGAGAAGGAATATAGGGAAGAGCTACAAGAGCTAGAAGTTAAGCTCCAGCGCATGGCTGAAGAGGCGATGGGTGACACACCTATCAACCTCAACAGTGCTGATGACCGTTCTATGCTGTTCTACTCCCGTCGAGTCCTGAGTAAGAAGCGTTGGTCATCTATCTTCAACCTCGGTTCAGAGCTACGTGGAGCAACACGTAAACCGAAGCAACGTACAAAAATGACAAAAAAATTATTTGCGATGTATGTCAAAGACGAGACTGAGATCTTACATAAGACAGTTGCATCCCGGTGTACTAAGTGCATGGGTAAAGGACGTAACCAAGTAATCAAGAAGGATGGTACGGTAGGTAAAGCTATACGGGTATGTAAGCCGTGTGGAGGCGATGGAGTTATCTATGCGAAGACTAAACAAGTTGCAGGCTTCAAGATTATACCGCGGGATGCGTGGGATACAGCGGCCGCAGGCTTTAAAACAGACCATGAGACTCTCAAGGAGAGGTTGGATGAATTATCTGGAGACGCACGAGAGTTTGCCGAGTCTTACTCAAGGTACAATGCGTTGCGAACTTACTTATCTACCTTTGTCGAGGGACTCAAAAACAATCGCGACGACCAAGACATCGTGCATCCAGATTTCATGCAATGTATCACTGCGACCGGACGGCTCAGTTCTCGTAACCCCAACTTCCAGAACATGCCCCGTGGCTCTACCTTCGCCATTCGACGCGCAATGGTCTCTCGTTTTAACGGAGGAAAAATCCTAGAGGCTGACTACGGACAGCTTGAGTTTAGGGTGGCAGGCTATCTCGCTAACGACCCACAGGTGTACCACGATGTGGAGAACAAGACAGATGTACACACTGTTACTGCTGAGATTATCGGGTGTTCCCGTCAGGATGCTAAAGCGCACACATTTAAACCTCTTTACGGAGGCACAACAGGTACTGACGACCAGCAACGATATTACCGGACTTTTAAAGAGAAGTATGCTGGCGTAACGGATTGGCACGGAGACTTGCAACGGGACGCTGTCGAGAAAGGATTCATTACGTTACCCTCCGGAAGACAGTACGCATTCCCCGGAACAACGTGGACAGAGTGGGGTACAGCAACCAATCGCACAGCCATCTGTAACTACCCTGTGCAAGGATTTGCGACAGGTGATCTCCTACCAATAGCCTTAGTTTATCTCTCTAAGTCTATGAAAGGTAAGGAATTAAAAAGTGTCATTTGTAATACAGTACATGATAGTATTGTGCTTGACATCTTCCCCGGTGAGGAGGATACTGTAACTAATCTCGTGGTTGAGGCGATGATGTCTCTCCCACAAGAGTGCCGACGCAGGTATGGTATCGAGTATGACATGCCGATATCTGTCGAGGTTAAGATGGGGTCCAACTGGTTGGATACCCAAGTTGTTTATGCAAACTAAAGGACAAACTTTATGGGCGAACTGAGCGTTTTGGAAAACACAGATAACATCATGGATGTTGTCAAGTCAGGTGATCGTGAAGCTTTAATGGCTTTGATCGGACAAGGGGAAACAGAGGAAAAGCCAAAGACTGGCCTCACTCGTTTGAACATCAACTACGATACTGACGATGATGAGGGTAATACTCTCAAGAAAGGTGCGTGGAAAGTATTTCACGATGGAGCGTATGTATACGCAGATACTGTAACGTTTAGGCCGATGGCTCGTTACTACGAGTGGTCTGTGTACGACGCAGAGGAAGGTAAGATTTCTTGCCGTTCTACCCAAGAGCCTAAGCTTGAGCATCAGTTCCCTGATACATCAGGTGGTAACAAGTGCGGACGCCTAAGCAAAAGCGAAGAGCAAGAGTTGGGCGAGGACCACCCTAAGACTTTGGCATCGCGTCTCGCTACGTGTAACCAAGTATTTTACGCAGTAATTTCTATGGAAGGTAAAACTGCGACAGGTACGGATGTGAAGATTACAGATCTTCCTGTGGTTGCGTATTTCAAGCGTTCGGGTTTCCGCCCTGCTCGTGAAGCAATTGACCGTCTACCGAAGGGCACTCTGATGAGTGAGCAACTCTTTGACCTGACTACTCAGCGTCACAAGATGGGTAGCGTCACATACTTCACTCCAGTGTTTACTCCGAGTAAAACTCTCAAGATGAAGGAGGAGGATTTTGAAACAACAGGAATGTTCGTTCAGACTGTTGCGGCGTCCAACCATCGAATCTTGGAACAGCACAAGGAAGCACTCAAAGGCAAGGCCAGTGAGCAAGAAATTGACTTGGCGGCGGACTTCAACTAATGATGGCTGAAGTTCGAGTTAAGAACTTCTTGCAACAAGCAACGAGGGGGGAAGCTACGCTTCCCTCTTCTGTCTTGGAGGAGTTCGCAAGGGATTGCCGAGAGGTACTCGAGAAACAATTTAACCGAGACCCGAAGTGGCGTATTCGTATGTCGGGTCTCGGACGCCCTCTTTGCCAACAAGTGCAAGGAAGAGACGGCAAAGAAGAGGAGATGAGCTATAACGCAATCTTACGTTTCCTAATAGGAGATCTCGTTGAGTGTGCTGTGATGGCAATACTTAAAGGGGCCGGAGTAAAGATTGTCGAAGCACAGAGTAAATGTAACCTAGAGATTGCGTCAGAGAATGTACAAGGTACGCTCGACCTCGTCATGGAAGATGAAGTTGATGGAGAAAAGGTTTGGGACGTTAAGTCTGCAAGCCCCTATTCTTTCAAGCAAAAGTTCGGTAAGGGTTACGCGGGTATTAAGGAAGATGACCCGTTCGGGTATGTCATGCAAGGACACCTGTATGCTCAAGCAAAAGGACTGGATTTCGGTGGATGGATTGTCGTTGACAAATCTTCCGGAGAGATTGAGTTTGTGCAAGCACCGCAGGACCAAGCAGAAGATCGTGCGTTATATTTGACTGAGGCTCACAACACTGTCGAAGCTCTCATGTCAAACTTCAAGTTTAAGAAGCCGCCGATGGAGCCCGAAGATGAGCACTACACGTTGCAAGGCACGAAGATATACACAGGAAATAAGTTGCTTAATAAAAGCTGTACGTTCTGTGGGTATCGAAAGCACTGTTGGCCTAAAGCTATACAGCATGAGAAAGTTACTTCCCGTGCGCGTACAAAACCCCTAGCGTGGTACCACACATTGAAGGTTAAGGAATTATGAACGAGAAGGATGTAAGGAAAGTAATCGAGCTACAAGGGAAGTTAGCTAAACTTCGTCATAGGATTTTTCAAGATGTTGAAAAGCATAACGAAATCTTAATGCAAGATCTACGCCCACTTACCGAAGGTCTTATCCACAACACGATTTACCAGATTGGGGATATGACTTACAAACGCGGAAAGGTGCTGTGTCAGTTAAATATTGAAGATTATGGTTTGGGTGTTAAAGTTGATGGATTGGCAACTCTCCGTCGTATTGTAGTAGGAAATAGTGATGCCAATATTGATGACGAAGAAAGTGGATCGTCAGGCTCTGTACCTGAATGAGAATGCGTACGCGGTATACATCGAAGCGCATGACAAGGCAGGCGGAGACCCGTGGACTCGTTGGGCACGTAACTTTCAACGTTGTTTACCGTTGACAATGTGGCAACACTTCGGACAGCCTCTATCTCACGAAACGTGGGAACGGGACGGTAAGGTCAACACCAACGAGACTGTCGCGATTGCTAACACAGTAAACGCAGGACGTATCATCCTGTTTCCCGCGGATGAATACACGGTTGCCTTGGAAAAACTTGAGGCAACTTCGCCCAAGCTTTACACAAGGTTAAGTAATTCGATACAAGCACTGGTTGGGTTATGAGTAAACCACAACGACATATGGTGAGCTATGAGTAAACCACAACGACATAAGTTCCGATCAGACTACGAGCTACAGGTTGCTAAGTATCTTGCGGAACGTGGGGTCAAATATGAATACGAAGCACATAAGCTGGTCTACTACCCCAAGCCGAAGAACTATATACCAGACTTCTACTTACCGGAGTCGGATATTTACGTAGAGGCTAAAGGATTCTTTAGTCCTGCTGACAGACAGAAGATGTTGCTCGTAATA